CTTGCCGCCGGAAACCCAAACTTGCTGCATCACGCTGTCGAACTTGGTTTGCGAGAATGCAGTGGGTGTGCCATCGTCCGTGCGGGCGTTCGTACCGTCACCAGTGGGATCAGCACCGCTGGAACCCGAACGGAAGTCGGTGTTGGTATTCAGCCATGCCGGAACGCCAGCCAGCTTACGAGCAGCGGAAGACGAGCCGGCAACACGCGCCTGATTGGCGAATAGTGCCTTTTCGATGTCTAGCTTCTGCTCCTTGGCAATCTTCAGAACCTGATAAGCCATTTCGCGGGCGCGACCAGCTTTGTTCAGGCCGTCATCAGTGCCGGGGATAACCACCGCATTTTTGAAGATTTGCGTGTAGTTGCCCAAGCGGCTGGTGACGCCACGGCTTTCAGCGACAGTATCATCGCCTTCAATGTGTGCGTTTTCAGCCGACGAGCGCAGGGCATCAGTCTGCCATTCATGAAGCGTGTTGGTTGCTTTTGCCTTGCCGCAAGCAGTGTAGAACGGAGTTTCTTCCGGGGAGATGTTGTAGATAACGTCGGAAAGGTCCTCGCGAATCCCTTTTACGTCATACGAGTCGAGAGTGTTTGTTGGCTGTGCCATGATTGTAAGTCCTTGTTCTGATTAACGGAAAAGAAGATCAATGAAAGCCTCTGGCTTCCCCGACTTCTTAGCTACCTTCATCTGCCGATCACGAACGATTTTTTCAGGTGCAGGCTTACGAGCCATTGGCTTTACGTTGCGCGGGGGTTCGGGCTTCTTAGCCTTATCCTTTACCGCCGAAAGCCGATTGTATTTGTAAGCGTCATACAAGACTTGCACTAGGCGAGCATCGACGGTGCTTGCCACTTCTTCAGCCGAAAGCCCATACTTTGACGCAAACTGCAAAAGTTTATTCTGGAGAACGGGAGCCTTTTCAGGATCGCCAAACTCTGGAATAGCCTCAATCAACCGCCGCGTTTGTTGTTGCAATTCCTCTTTACGGGCTTGCTCCTGAAGCGCATTGTGGCGCTGGGCTTGATCGTAAAGTTGCCGCTGTTGCGATTGATAGTCTTGCACGTTGTTGTCGTAATGTGCCTTTTGCTGCATATATCCAATGGGATCAGTGTCCATCAATCGGATATCTGGAGCTTGGGGCGCTCTCATAACTCCCTGCTGCTGGATATTCTCCAACGTGGCGAGGAATTGCTGTCGTTCGGTCTGAAGGGTTTGGAAGATGCTTTCTGCTTCCTTGCGGGCAGAAGCGGCTTCTTGCATTCCCTTCTGGATGTAGGCTTGTCCCGAATAATCCCGCTTTAGTTCCTCTAGGGTGACCTGCTTTTCTGCGCCATCAACTTTGACAGCGTAAAGGCTAGGCGTCTTTGGAACGTCAGTTTCTTCGCTTTCCTCATCCTCGTCATCCGTTAAATCAGGTTCTTCACCCTCATCTTCGGAATATTCAGCGGCGTCTTCGTCATCCGCTTCAAGTTGCTCCTCTGGTTCATCCTCTACCGCCACTTCGGCTTTGGGTTCATCCTTCGCAGGGGCAAGCAGGCTATCAACAGCCGCTTCAATTGTGTCAGTCGTTTGCACGGTCCCGATCCTGTTTTGCCTCGACGGCCTCGGCGTCTAATCTCGCTTGGAGGGCGTCAAGAATTACTTGGACGGCGCGAACACTTGCGTGAGCCGCCGCTACTCTCGTTATATCACAAGTTGCGTCCAAAAACACCCCCACCGCATCATCGCGGATTTCACCGATCACGGCTTTGAAAACGTGATCGGCTAGAAGTGTCTTCGCCTCAGAAGCCCGTTGTTTGATTAGGGACAAATTGCATCCTCGGCATTTGCTGTTCACGCTTAATTGCGTTCAAATCTAACTGAACGCCCGTCTTTGCTAACAGTTCCCCAGCCCTGATTGCAAGGTCTTGGGCCATGCGGTCACGCTCGCGGTCATCATCCATCCGCATTTTCTCTGCGTCTAGTTGCACCTTCGCCATGTCAACCTGTGCGCGGGTGGCCGTTTTCATCTGCTCCGACTGCAAGAATGCCATGTTCGGATCAGATGGTTGTTGCGGTTGCTGGCCTTGTGCCGCCTGTGCGGCTTGCATCATCAGCTGCTGTTCAATCTGCGGGTTCATCTGGTTGTAGTAGCGATCAGCGTTGTGGATGCCAGCCATGCCGAGAATGTCCGCCAAAGTGTTGCGGATGCCCGTCATGGTCACGATCCCATTGGTAGGGCCATATGCTTGCCAAACTTGCATCTGCGTTTGCATGGTCATTTGCAGCGCCGCAATGCGATCATCCCGGTGGTTATTGCCCAAGCCAACATTTGTTACCAAGTCCAAGTCACTCGTCCAAGAGCGCGGGTCAACAGGCACAAACTGCCCATCAAGGCGCATCATCTCGTCTGGGTTTGGGTTGGCGCGGGCGATCTGTGCGATCAGGCGGAACATCTGGCGCATCCCGCCTTCTGCAAGGTTGCGGGCGATCAACTCAGAGACTGCGGAAGCGGCCTGCACAGCAGCATTCACGCCTGCGGCTGTCTGAGACTGCAAGGCGTTAGCATCCATGCCCATAGCGGCCCCTGTGACGCCTGTCTTGGCACGGATAGCCTCGTCGTAGAACTGGATCGCTGGCAGAGCAGCCGTTGCCGCATTTCCAATCGCAAACTCACGCAGCGCGTTGATGTCCTTAACGCGGACAATCCCGCCAATCTCGTTATTCAGAAGATCGTCCATATTAACCATATTGGTCACAGCCATGACGCGCGGGTTGTTTGCCATTGCTAGGCCATCAAGCAGGCCGCGCAGAAGCGATGTCGATGCGTCTTGGTCCTCAATCACAATCTCAGCCAAGGAGCGCCCAAAGAACGTGTGCGGCTCTGGGTCAACCTCAAAGATGGCAAATGGCACATAGTCGCACAGTTCATAGTCAAGGATTTCGTAGTCGTTGCCAGCGCAGATGAATTTATACATACGCGGGACGCCTGTGCCTTCGATGTCCATCCGCATATATGCTTCGGTCATTTGGACCTTACGCATCGACGGATCAGCGGCATTCTCGTTATCGTCGTTGTCACCCCAGCCGCGACGAGCCATTTCTTCCTCGTCATCAACCGTGCCTTCTGACGATCCTGCAAGGTCATAAACAGTGTCAAAGTCAAAGCCCATCGCCACCAGATCGCCAACCCGTGCCTCGCTGGTGTGACCGCAGACATAGCAATCGTCGATGCTCACAGCCATGCGGTCAACAAAGAAGTCTTCCGGCGCAACGCTTTGGATTTTGATTTGGCCTTTGACGGATGTGCGGGCCACGCGCAGTTCATAGCTTGCCATGCGCGGCTGGATTTCGATGCCCATTTCATCAATCACAGCTTCAGCAACAATCTCTTCCTCTTGAGAGATGATTTCCGACTCTGGGTCATCTTCAATAAACGCAAGCTGCTCAGGCGTCAGGTCGCTGTATTCATCGATCTCAACCTGTGGCACTTCGTCATAGTAAACCTTCGCCACGCCAACCTTTTTGATCAGCGCATCATGGAACACATCCGACAAAACACGGAAGCCATTGTTCCGCTCAAAGACATATTTGGCATACTTGGTGGCTTGGTCTGCACCCATGACGGCTTGCGGGGAGTTAGGGATAAACTCCACAGGCTTGTCGGACTGCAAGAACACCCGCATCAGGGCTGGCTTAATTGCGCGGATCGTATCGCGCACCTTTGTGGCAACAACCTTTGACCGACCCTCTTCGAAGTCAACTGCCGATCTGCCGTCAAAGTATTTCTGGGCGCGGATGCGATCTGGTGCAATTTCGCTTTCAACAAAATCAACAGCCTCACGCACCGCATTGGTGATGGTGTTTTGGATTTCGTCATCTGATAAAGCCTTAGGTTTCATCGCCCTGTCACCTCTTGCGCTGCTGGAATGCCTGCCATAACCGTTGTCCCAGCGATTTGACGCGCCAAGAACTCATTTTGAGCAGCCGTTAGTGATTGACCGCGCATTGCCTGTTGAAGATAGCTTAATGCAGCTTGTGCTGTTTGGCCTTTTTTTTCTGTAAGTGCGCGGGCAATGTCTTCAAAGATGCGTTGTTTTTGGGTTGCCGTGTATTCTGATGTCTGCCCAGTTATTGATTGGATCAGTGCTTTTGTTGCGTTTATCGGTTCGCCAGCCATAGCCTGCCCAACCACTCCTGGTGCAGTAATTTCTTCAACACCTTGTCGAATACCGCCCCTAACAGCCGTTTTTGAATTTGTTGCAACTGCCGCCCGAACCACTGCGCTTTGTGCTGCTTCATCTATTTGCTTCAAAAGCGCATCCGCTTCTGCACCCATCAACGCTTTGATTTTTGCCCGCGCATTATCGCTGCTCATATCAGTAACGGCTTTGATAACTTGCCGAGCATCAATGTTCATGTCTGATGGAACTGCCCGAACATCTCCCAAAGTTTTGGCAATGTAAGAGCGAAGCCCTACCTTCGCAGACTCCACTTGCGCCGCAGATGGTTTTTTCCCAAGCTGCAACATAACATCTTCAATTTCTGTTCTTGGAGAAAGCAAGTCGCGGCCAAGCATGAATGCTCGTTCTTCTGCAATTTTGTCCCCCCCGATGCTAACAGCCGTCCCATAGTCTGGAACAGCATCAGCAACAGCATCGCGCAATTCCCCAGACAATCGAGCATAACGCTGTCCTGTTCCAGTTAAACGGCCAAAATCGTCAGTGTTGTCATAAGCAATTTTTTGCAGTGCTTTTTTTACTTCGTCCAATTGTTGAACATTAGGCATTTCCCTAAGAAACTGAACATTTCCATCAACGCCAAGAACAGCCATGATTTGTTGATTGATTTCGCCGCGTGATCTCATTTCCTTGTTGGCTTCTACAATGCCAGCAATCAAGTCATCTGGAGCAACTCGACCTAATACCTCTTCAATCTTCATCCCTTGCGGAGAAGCGTAGTTGATGGGCGCAGAATATGCAGCACGATATGCTTCTGTCCGCGCAGGCGCAGTTCTCTGTGCTATAGCTTCAACCGCAGAGCGCGGGCCTAATGGCGCTTGCCCAAGCGTAGTGTCTAAAGCCGTGTCCAGAGCTTCGCCTGTCCGCACCATGCGACCTTCAATCGCATCACGCACAATCTGGCCGGGTCGGCCACCTGATGCGGCTGATGCATCAAGCAATGCTTGTGCCGCAAAGCCGGCATCAGCCAACATTCCTTCTTTTCCAGCGCGTTGCAACGCGGCTTGAGCAGCGGCAATGTCGCCGCCTTGGTCAAAAGTGTTTTTGATTACAGTTGCGGCTTGCTTGGAAATTCCAAATTCCGTTGCAATTTTGGCAACATCACTGCGGCGAAATAGACCTATAACATTTTCCGCGCCTTTAGTCACAAGGGGCGCAGCGCCACCAAGAACACCGCCTAAAAGCCCACCAAACAACGCTCCTGTGCCAGCCGTTTCAGCACGACCCGCACCCTCTCCTTGTCCTGCGCCGTATATTGCACCTTCTGTCGCACCAAGGATGCCAGACGTTAGTGCTGTCTTCGCTATGCTTGGCAGTAAACGCGCTGAAGTGGACGGGACTAATGCTGCGGCCAATCGCGCTGGGGTTGCGGCAATTGTGGCCGCAGTTCCCAAAATACCGCCCCCAAGATTTAAAGCCAACGATTGGTTTGGCCGTGTTTCTTGCATTGCTGAAGACAATGCCCGAACGCCTTGCCTAGCTTCAGGCCCAGCGATTGCGCCAGTTAATTCGTCAAGATAAGAGCCAATAGCTGGCACACCCTCAACCAATTTTGTTAATCTTGCGGCTAGCGGATATTGCGAAACAATGCTCTCCTGTATCCCGCCCCTTGACACTTCTCCGCCGCTTGCACCTTCCATGATGCGTTTGATTTGTTCTGGATCATTTGTAGAGTAAGCGGGTGAGACAAACGAAAGGTTCCCAGATTGGCTGCGAACCACACGCCCACCATCAGGTGTTGTCATTACCACATCTTCAGCAATTGGAGCGCTTTTCCAACTTGCCCCAGCCATTACTTCAGGTGCATCAGCCCAACCCATTATGGTTTCCTCCGAAGTTTTCCATCTGGGGCAATAAACTCGGTTCCCGATGGAAGTGCATTGTATTCTGCATCACCCGTAATTGTAACTGGACCAGCTTGCGTGGCCGCATCTATTGACCCAGCCAAACCTTTTTCGGCAGCAAGCATCTGCGCTGGCGACATTCCGGCCTCAATCGCAGAGACGGCACGAATGCGGGCATCTTTCTTCGCAGCAAGAACCTCTGGGCCATCACCGGGTTGCGGCAAATAAACTCCGCCATACAAGGTTTGCTCATCCGCAGTAATTGCCGCACCAGTATCTTTGCGAAGAATAGCCTGCAAGAATTCATTGCCAGCATTCTTGGCAACTTGGAATTCAGGAGATTGCACTTTACCGCGCAGATAACCTGTTGGATCAAGTCCAGCAGCTCTCATTTTAAAGTTTGTTAGATTTTCTGCTACAGGTTCCAACACGCCAAGCGCACCCCTTGCCCGTGTGGCAAAGACAACATCCTTGCTTTGCCCTTCGGTAAACGGCTTTGTTGTTAAGGCCCCTGCACCCTGCACCATACGGAAACCGCCAGCGCCATCGCTCTCAATTGTCATACCTTGCGGAACATCAACAGCGTAGAAACGCCCATCTGGGCCAAACTGACCGCCTTGAGCGCCATATGCTGCGGCTTCTTCAGTGGTTGCCCTGCGGAATTCGGCTTGCGGGTTTTGCAACTGCTCAAGTTCAAGTTGCGCCTTTTGGAGATTGATCTGCGCCATTGGATCAGCTGGTGTCAGCGCCATCTTAAGCGCGTTAACCACATCCCCAGTGGCTTGTGCATACTCCAAAGCCCGTGCTGCTTGTGGCGTGTTAAGTTTTGACAAATATTCCAACGTTCGGTTGCGCTCGGCTTCCATTTTGCGTTCTTCGATGCCGCTTTGAAGCTGACCGATCAGCCCTTGGTTCGGGTTCATCGTCAGCCCCTCAAGGCCGATGGCAAGACGGGCGCGGGCATCACGACCTTCAGGACCAAACAGCCCGCCGAAAAGTCCACGACGAGGCTGTTGCTGCGGCATTTGCTGTGGCATTTGCTGTGGCGCGTTCTGAGGTAGCCCACGAATGGACAAATCCGGCACTTGGATCACGTTAGGGTTCATGCCATTTGTGCCAATCCCAGCACGGCGCAGATCGTCAAGTGTGATAGCCATTTAGCCCCCCAAAAATCCAAACAAGCCGCCTTGAGCCTTTACAGCTGCGGCAAGGCGCGGGTCTTTCTTCTGCGTTAAGATGTTAAACAGGTTTACGATAGGCGCAGCATCAGCATTCTGTGAGATGCCGCGACTTGCAGCAAATCGTGATAGCAGCCCCATGCCTTCAAGCGGGTCTTGTTGAAAGGCATTCTGCATAGGCGGAGCGAAACTTGCGGTCTGCATTGGCGGGGCGAAACTTGTGGTTTGATCCGGCATTGGCGAAACCATCTGACCAAGCGCATTGTTGAATTTATCAACGTAGACATTGCCAGTTGTGCCAAGAATGTCTTTGCGGTTGCCGCCCGTGGCTACAGGCTTGCCCGTGAACCAAACAGATGCAGCGTCTTGCGGGTTGCCGTATTTCTCAACATTTCCGCCAAACTCACCAGCAAAGACTGCATCCTGCGCTTCCTTGCTTGCCAAAAACTCTTCTGGCGTCAACCGCCGACCGAGATACTTTTCAGTCCAAGGGCCGATGTTGAAGTCCATGACCTGATAGCGACCATAGGCGCGGTTGCCTTTGGCAGTAATTGGGCCAAGCGCCGAATAGTCACCGCTTCCGGCGCTTTCGATGCTTGCGATAGCATTGGCCCAATCCATCACGCCCATTATAGCGCCCCAAGACCCAAGGATAGATAGTTGAACAAGCCGGGCTGGTTCCGTGCGGTCTGCGTCTGCTGACCCATGTTAGCAGCGCCAACAGCCGCCAGAGGATATGTCAGTGATTGCCCCGGCGCACCAGCAAAGCCAGCGTATTGATTGCGGGCTGCGTCAATCAACGCCTGATTGATCGCCTGCTGCATCGTGCCGAATTGCTGCTGTTGCTGGTTGATTGCCTGCCCCATGTTGAAGCCCTGCTGAGACAGGTTGCCCAACTGCCCTGCCGCATTTAGCTGCTGTTGCTGCTGGTTCTGTGCCGCGCCCAAAGCAGTGTTGAAGCCCTGCATACGCAGACCAGATGCAAGCTGACCGCCCTGCTGTGCAAAGGCGCGATTGGTTTCAGCCTCTGCGATGCCTTGACGCGATCCGCCAAAAGCATTTGCAGCCGTTGCCTGTGCGCCGAGCTGGTTTTGCTGCATCAGGCGTTGACGCTCCAAATCAGCCATTGACGCATCGATGACCTGTTGCGTGTAGGGGTTTTGGAATGACATGATGTCGGGCTGGTTCATGCCAGCCGCAGTTGTTCCCTGCAAAGCACCT